AAGCCGTCGTTGACGGTCGGGCTGGTGGCGATCACCGAGGCCTGCGGGTTCCCCGAGAGCGGGTCCCACTGGTAGAGCGGCTGGTTGAGGGTGCCGTTGACCGGGCAGGCGAGCAGCACCTCGCCGAAGTTGTCGAGCGTCCAGTCGGTGGCGTCGATCGGCGAGCCGGCGGCCGGGTTGGCGGGCGTGCCGGTGCCCCCGAAGGGCCCCGAGCCGAAGCCGCCGATCCCGAAGCCGGTGGCCGGCTGGGTGGGGCCGATCCCGAACGAGTAGGCGAAGCGCACGTTGCCGCCGTTGATCGGCGTGCCAGGCGGCAGCGCGACGGTCGCGGTCGCCTGGGTGGTGGCGATGACGGTGAAGACGTTCACCGACTGCACCGACTGCACGAGGTAGTTGCCGACCGGCAGGGTGATGCCGTCGACCGTGGTCGCCACCAGGATCGGGTAGGAGGCGCCGACCACGTAGCCGTGGTTCGGCAGCAGGACCTGCACGACGCTGGTGCCCGTCGTGGTTCCGAAGTGCGCCACCGCGCCTGGCGAGTCGGTGGTGGGCGCCGGCAGCGCGTTGCCGAGGATGTCGCGGGCGGTGATCTGGTAGTGCGTCGCGTCGACCTGCTGGATCGGGTAGCTGCCGAACAGGATGAGCCCGCCGACGCTGACGTGGGTCTCGATGTTGACGGCGTCGAAGTTGGTCAGGTTCTGGGTGACGGTGTCGGTGATCGTCACCGCCGCCGAGCCGGCGGTGGTCGAGAAGGCCGGCGCGATGTCCTCGGTCGAGGCGGTCGAGGTGATGTCCTGCACGACGCCGCCGGTAGCGACCGCCAGCTGCGAGCGCCCCGCGTAGCTGTCGGTGCCCCAGGCCAGGTGGGTGGCGGCGTTGGTGTCCTCCCAGCCCCAGAGCGCGCGCACCGGCGCCGGCGTCGTGCCCGGCAGGTACTTCGCCCAGCCGCCGAGCTTCTGCACCATCGGCTGGCCGCTGTTGTCGAACTGGTAGCGGATCAGCTGCGAGACGCTGATGCCGTACTGGTTCAGCGCGGGGGTGCGGTTGACGTTGACCCCGTCGGCAAGCTCGACTGCGGCGTGCGGCATGGGCGCGTCACCTCGTCGGCGTGGCGACCGGGCTCTTGGCCTGCGAAGACCAAGCGTCGGCCTCGAAGCGGCGGCGGAACTCCTCCTTGTTCGCCCCATCCAGCAGCGCCTGGTACTGAGTCTCGTAGCTCTGGGCCATCTGCGGGTCGTCGGACTGGCGGCCGAAGTCGCGCTGGTAGGCGCTGACGTAGATCATGCAGGCCACGACCAGCAGGTCCGGCAGCCAGGTCGAGATGAAGGTCGTCGCGGTCGGCGCGTCGGTGGCGTTGGCGAAGGCGCCGAGCGTCGGCAAGCGCCCCTCGCCGATGGCGTTGAGGCTGTAGGCCTGGTCGGTGGGCGGCCCCAGCAGCAGGATCATCGACGTCGCGCCCAGCGTGGCCAGATCGCCGCCCTGCGGGGCGTAGACCTTGGGCGGCCCAGGCGGGCTCGAGGTTGGCCAAACGGTGAGCAGGAAGGCCTTGCTGACCGGCACCAGCGGCGTCGGCTGGCCGCTCACGGTGAGCAGCAGGTCTTCGACCGTCATCAGGTCGGTCCAGGGGATCGCCACCTGGCTCGCGCCGGTCGCCAGCGCATAGGGGCCGCGCATCACGACGCCCGCCAGCAGCTCCATGTCGCGCTGGATGCGCTGCTCGGCGTAGTTCAGCATCTGCGGGATGAGCTGCGTGAACTCGGGCTGGTTCAGCGGCGTCACGACGCCGGCCACGGTCGAGAACTGGTAGGGCGCCAGCAGGCAGACCTGAGTGACGAGACCGTTGTAGGTGAGCGGGGTGGTGGGGGTCGTGGCGGGCATCAGAACATCTGGAACGGCAGCGCGCGCCAGTAGCGCCCGGGCACGCCCATCAGCGCAACGACGCCGTCGTTGGTGTTGATCGAGAACGAGCCCGAGGTGGCGCCGAAGAGGGCGGTGAGGTCGGCGCCGGCGGCGTTGATGGTGATCGGGTTGGCCGAGGCGTTGTAGCCGACGTCGGCGACGAAGATCAGGCCCGCGTGGGTCAGCGGCGGCAGCGTCAGGGTGACCGCCGCGAGGTCGGTCTCGACGCCGTAGAAGCCGCCGTAGGCCAGCGTCAGCGGGCCGCCGACGATGATCGAGAAGGTGGCGCCGATGCCCTGGCCGAGCAGCAGGGCGATGAACGACAGCGGGATGCGCCGGTCGACGCCGGCCTGGTTGATCCACGTCTGCTCGGCGCCCGAGATGGTGATCGCGGGCGGCAGGTTGGGGATGGTCTGGAGCGGGTTGCCCATCGGTCAGGGTCCCGTCTGCGGAAGCGCCTGGTACTGCCGGGGCAGGCCGACCTGGGCGGTGACGACGAGGGTCGTGGGCGCCAGCAGCGGGCCCGCCGCGATCGGCGAGTAGGTCCCGTAGGTGAAGACCGTGGCGGTGATCGGCGTCACCGAGAACGAGCCGTCGGCCAGCGGGTTGGCCGTGCCCTGCACGGCGATCTGGGCGTTCAGCGCCAGCCCGTGCGGGGCGCTGCAGTTGGCTGTCACCAGCGGCGTGCCGTTCGCCAGCAGCGAGATCACCGGGATGGGCACGCCGAAGTGCTCGGGCTGGCCGGTGACGGCGCTAAGGCCCAGCGGCATGACGGCTTCCAGGCTGTAGCCGGGCGGTCGCCCGGTCGGGGTCGGGCCCATCACCGTGCCGCCGGTCGTCTGCATGGCCGTGCGGCCGGGCACCGGGATGCCGGTCCTGGCGTCGGTGGTCGCGCCCAGCGTCAGGCCCATGTAGTCGGCCGAGGCCTCGTTGAAGTCCTCGGGCAGCGCCAGCTGGATCGGGATCGGGTCGGCCGACAGCACGATCGCCCGGTTGCCGTTCTCCTGGGGCGTGTCGTAGCAGCGCTCGCAGACGAACAGCCAGGTCGGCAGCAGGGCCGCGCCGCGCCACTCCATCTGGTTCTGCAGCGTCCGCCGCTGATACCAGATGCCACAGCGCTGGCAGACGCCGAAGGCCTCGGGGTTGCTGGAGGAGGTCCGCGCCCGGCCGGATCGGGAAGCCCACGCCATCTCAAGGCCTGTAGTACGGTTGCACCATCGGCGTCACATAGAACGCGGCGCGCTCGGTGTTCTGGTTGGCGGCGATCTCGAAGGCCTCGTCGGCCAGGGTCTTCAGGCCCGCCGCCATGCTCGCGTTCCAGATCAGCGCCAGCCGCTGGGCCAGCCCGTAAGCATAGGCCTCCAGGAAGTAGTAGGGCAGCTCGGGCTGCACGCCGCCCTGCATGCGGGCGTCCATGATCTGCCGGACGCGGTAGTAGTTGACCGCCGCGTTGGTGCCGTCCGGCGTCAGGTAGAAGGTGATCGTCGGCGCCAGCAGCTTGTTGAACCAGTAGACCGTGATCGCGCCGAGGCGGTCGGGGTTCGGGTAGCTGGCGTATTCGCTGCGCGAGATCGGCAGGATGATGCGGTTGCGCTGGCTGTCGCCGCTGCCGAGGTTGGTCGTGTAGGCGTCGAGGATGGCGATGGTGTTCGCCGGCACCGAGTAGGTGTTGTTGCCGGGCACCAGCGGGATCGACTGCAGGTCGACCGCCCAGAGGTTCACGTCCTGGGCCGACCACCTGGCGTTCAGCAGGTTGGCCGCCATCCGGGCGCTTTCCATGTGCGCCTGGGTGAGCGCGGTGGAGCGCACGCCGGCCAGGTTGAAGGCGTAGAGGGTCAGCTCGCCGAGGTCGGGGCTGAACTGGAAGGTGCCGCTGGTGGGCAAGGGCGCCTCCCTAGCGGTTCACATTCTGGGTCTGCACGAAGGTGGCGGTCACCGCGCCGGCGCCCGAGTTGAGCAGCACCCGCGCCCAGAGCGGCACGAACTGCCAGACCGCGAACTGCGCCGTCGAGGCGCCGACCAGCGCCGCGTTCGGGTCCGGCAGCCAACTCATGGCGCCAGGCGCGACGGGGTTGGTGGGCGACGTCGGATCGTCGTTGGTGATCTGCACGGTGTAGTTCGCCGTGCCCGCCAGGTCGGTCTGATAGGAGACGTTGCCCGCCGCCCAGGGGTCGAAGTTGACCCACTGGCTGGTCGCCGTCGAGGTGCCGACGCTGATCGCGCCGGCCGGGGTGTTGGCCACCGTCACCTGGGTGACGGTCTTGAAGTTCTGGTTGGTGGTGAGGTTGCCGCCGTTGGTGGCCAGCGTCTCCTGGATCGGCGTGCCCGCCGCGTCGGTGCCGTAGATCGTGATCGAGTTGCCCGCCGGCTCGGTGGTGGTGACGAGCACCTGCCGGGGCTGATCGAGCGTGATGACGTGGTTGGCGCGGAAGTTCTGCGCCACGCTGACGGTCTGCGAGGGGGTGACGATCCAGGTCGAGCCCGCGCCCGTGCCCGACGAGCCCGGCGCCAGCCCGATGATCCTGGTGTTCGGCGCGACGCCGTTGCCGTCGAGGCGGTCGCCGGGGAACAGCTGACCCGAGGCGACCGAGGCCACCGTCAGCACCGCCCCGGCGATGGTGGCGCTGATCTGCGCCGTGAAGGTGTTGGCGCCACCGGCGGGCGCGGCCGAGGCCAGGATGATCTGGCCCGGCTGGGTCAGCGTCTGCGACGCCGTGATCGCGGTGGCGCTCCCCGCCGCGAGCGGCCCAACGGAGACGGTGATCGGGCGCATCAGCCGGGCCCGTCAGTCGTCCGGCATCGTGTGGCGGCCCTTCGGCTCGACGCCGTGACGCGCGGACGAGAACGGCCGGCGATCGGCGCCGACCTCGCCGCCGTTCTTGCGCGGCGACCTGGCGGCGACGTGGCGGCCATGCTCGCCCCGCACCGGACCGACGTGCCTGGCATGGTCGAGGTCGCCCATGCCATCGCCTGCGGTTTCGTGGTGCTTGGAGACCTTCACGCGACCCTTGTCGTCGTGCTTCTCGGTCCCGCCGCCACGGCGGCGTGCTAGCGTCTTCATAGGTTCAGACCCTTCGTTCTGTTCTGGTCAGTCGCCTTAGGCTCTGTCCTAGCTCGTCGGCGCGTTGATCCCCTGCAGATAGTCGACGATGGCCAGCAGCACACCCGCGCCGGTGTTGCCCATGCTGAACATCAGCTGCACGTCGACATTGCCGACGTTCAGCCAGTTCGGCAGCGTCGCGCCAGAGATGCTGCTGATCGGCGTGGCGACGCTGGCGGTGCCGCTGACCCCGCTGACCAGCGCGTTGGCGGCGGCCGAGAAGCCGATGTTGAAGGTGGTGACGCCGCCGCTGAAGGCGACGAGTTCCATGGTGGTGATGTTCAGGATCAGCGACTGGGCGGGGATGACGAGGTCGGGGCTGATGAAGTTGCCCGCCGGCGCGCCAGGGGTCTGGGTCTGGGTGATGCGCCCGATCTGGCTCATCCGCGTGTAGCCGACGTTGGCGAGCGCGCCTGCGGTCGAGCCGAGGCCGGCCAGGGTCTGCGAGCCGTCCCAGTCCTTGATGTTGCCAGCCGTGATCGGGCCGGTGAACTGGGTGGCCGGGAAGATCGGGTTGCCGTTCGTCTGGATGAGTTGGCCGCCCTGGACGTTCATCTGCGGCTCCTACGACGTCGGGAAGCTTGCCCAGCCGGCGCGCGGGTTGTAGTAAGCAAACGAATAGCGTTCGTAAGCTTTGACCAGCAGGTTATCAGTAACGAAGTCGACCTGCATGTCAGTTTCGAACGCGATACGGGTCATGTAGCTCAACCCGTCAATATTCGTCAGCAGGAACCACGCGAAGGGACTGGTGAGGAAGTCCATCACCATGTAGCCCTCCGGCAACCCGCCGGCAGTGGAGTGGATCGCGTTGACGTCGTTGTCTGCGGTCCCCGGGCGCAGCTCAGTCTTCGTCAGCCGGATCATCACCGGCTCAAGTTGCGGCGGCCCGATCAGCTTGCGGGCGCGGCTGAACATCCGCAGGCCTGCTTGGTCCCTGAACTGGGTCCGCACGGCGATCATGCCGTTGAGCAGTGACGCCTCGTTGAGGTCCACCGGCGTTGCGGCGATGTTGCTGTAGACGCCGCCGTCGATCGGGTGGTTGGGCGAGAACAGCGCCACACCGTCGCCGCCGATGGTCGGGTCGTAGACGTTGCCGGTGTTGAGGATGTTGGCGCCGTACAGCTCCTTGGTCTGCTGGTAGCTCTCGACCAGGCCAAGGTTCGACGGGTGGAACTGCGACTTGTAGAGGTTGTCGTCGATCGACTTGCGGGTCATCGCGTACCCGAGGCCGATCTCGCGGTGTTCCTGGTTGAACACGAAGCGCTCGCCGGCCGCGTTGTCGAACTGCGTCTGGCCGCCTTCAGTCTTCAGCTGGGCGAGGCCCAGGTAGCGCATCTCGACGGTGCGCTCCAAAGCCATCTTCGAAGTATGCCGCGTGTAGACCTTGTCCCACTGGCTGGGAATTTGCTCGTACTTGCCTTCAATGCCCCGCAGGCCTGGCAGAAGCAGGTCCTTGATGGCTGCTAAGTTGACCGCCACCAGACCCTCCTAGTTCTGCGCCGTCAGAGACTTGGTCTCGACGTTGTTGAAGCCGACGATGGCCCAGTTGTAGGGGCCGGGGGTGATCGTGCCCGGCCCGCCGGGCGGTTCGAGGATCAGGCTGATCACCCGGAACGGCAGCGTCGGCGTGGTCGCCCGGGTCACGGTCAGGTCGATGTACGCGCCCGAGAGACCGTTGGCGGTGTTCCCCGTGCCGTAGTTGAACTGCGCGTTCAGCCCGACGTCGGCCTGCACGAGGCCGACGGTGGTCGAGCCCCCGGCCTGCACCCGGAAGCGCGCGTTCGGATCGTTGGTGATCCAGCACCGCGCGAAGCTGCCGGCGGCGATGTCGGAGGCGGGCCAGTAGTTCGACCAGACGGTGCGCTTGTTGGCGACCGAGAGGTAGCTGCAGCCCTGGAAGATGCCCGCCAGCACGGCGGTCCCCGGCCCTGGGCCGGAGGTGGCGCCCGCCATCGTCGAGTCGGCGAGGCGGAACACCGGGTCGCCCCAGAAGATCGGCGCGGTGGTCGAGGCGATCTTCTCTTCGACCTGTTCGTAGGTCGGAACCGAGCCGTTGCCGGCCGCTTGCTGGAAGCCGTAGGGCGCGTTGGTGTTCGGCACAGCACGACATCCCTGGTGGGAAGTCTTGCCGAGCGCCGGGCCGGTCCAGACTTGAAGCTGCGGGTCAGGCCCCTCCCCGGGGGGGCCAACTTGTGGGCGCGAAGGCTGCGTTCAACTTTCCACCGATGTCAAGTGGCGTATCTTAGGGCCGCCGCGCCCGCCAGGGGCCTGCAGGAGCCGCGAACCATGACCGACACGACCCAAACACCCACCGCATCGAGCAGCGCCCCCAGCGCCGCCCCTGCGCCCGCTGTGGACGTCTCCAAGCTGGCGCTGAGCCCGGCCACCTCGGCCAGCGTGTCCGGCCTGACCATCGCCCGGGGCTCAGTCACCGCCTGGACGAAGAACCTGGAGCAGGCGCTGGCCGACGATGTCGACGCCAACCCGCCCCGGCTGACGCCGGACGAGGCTGGCGCCGTCGCCAAGGCCTACGACGTCCAGGCCCCGCCGCCGCCAGGCTCGGCGCCCATCGCGGTCGAGACGACCCCGGCGGCCAACCAGGCGGCGAGCGACGCGCTGGCGGCCAAGGCGGCGGCTGCAGCTGCGCCCGCGCCCGCGCCGGCCCCCGCGCCCGCAGCGGCGTCGACCGCGCCCGCCTCGACCACGACAGCGTCGGCCGCGCCGGCGCCGGCCGCATAGCAAGACGCCCCCAGACCTGAGCCTGGGGGCGCTTCGCAGTTGTCCGGTAAAAGCGGACGACTGGATCAGTTGGGATGCGCGGCCTGGGCGGCCTTGATCTCGCCGGCCACCGGGCAGTTCTTCTGGATCGCCGCCTGATCGAGGGCGTCGTACTTGCCCTTCAGCTCGGCCAGTTCCGACTGGTGCCCCTTCCCCGAGAGGAAGAACAGCGCCGGCCAGAACACCACGATGCCGACCGTCATAGCGACCGCGTCGCGGGTGTGGTCCCGCTGCTGTTCGCCCGACACCTGCCGCACGTGGTCGGACACCTCCAACAGCTCCTGCCTGATCTGGTCGCAGCTGAGGTTGGAGTACTCGACGGGCGAGACGTAGCTCGCCTCGACGCCGCCTGGCGTGGTCGCGCAAGCGGAGAGCGTCGCCGCGAGCGCGGCGACCGCAAGGGTCTTCTTCATCTTCGGTAGTTCCCCCGGAAGCTGGGTCCATCCCAGCGCGCATCACTTAGGACGACGCGAGCGGCGGTTGCAAGTGACCGCGCTGCCGCAGCAAAAACCC